TTACGATTTTTCACTTACACACGATATTGATAGCCACCTACAGTGCGGCGGCTTTTGCGGCGAGCTGCCATTTCTCTGCATTGATTGCAGTAAGCTTCATAATCAGCAGTTGCTTTCTTAAGATATAAGCCTCCTATAACAGAAGCATATTTTTCTTGGAGCTCAACAAAAGCAATTTCCACTTCTCTAGCAGCAGCTTCTCTGATTGCTTCAACATCAAACTCATTTTTTGAGAGAACATTTTCTACAACTTCAATTTGTCTGTTAGAAAGATAGCCTTTGTCATCAAATTGACTGATAGCAGAAGGAATAAAGTCATTTAAGAATTTATTTTTTGGATTTTTTACAAGGATTTCGTCTTTTGCGTTTCTTAATGCTTCAATCATCAATAAAACTTTGAAACGATAAGGATTTTCTTTGGCAGGACAACTGTCCGAAAAAATAAATAGGCGTGTTGCATCATTAAAAAGTTTGTCTTGTAATGCTTTTCCTGATAGAGCCATAGTATCCCTCCTGGCGGTTTGATTTACAAAAATAATATAAAAGATGCTCGTGCAAAGTTCAATTTTACACTAACTAATATGAAAAAATATCGAAAAAAGATTATTAGTCCAGAAGAGATTGATGATTTGATTGATGAGCAAATAAACGACGCTTGCAGGTTAAAACATCTTGAGCCAGCTTTGACTACCTCAGGAAAGATGTATCATCAACAAGGACATAAAGGAACGGCTCACGGAATGAAGTTTGACTCACTCTGGGAATTTGCATATTATCTTACCCAAACAGAAAAAGAAGGAAAAATCGTCGAGAGAAACACTTCTGAAAGTATCGAGTATATTGATGATAGAGGGAAAGTAGCGAAGTTTTACCCAGATTTTATAGTAGCAGGACAATATGTTGAGGTGAAAGGATGGCTTCGCCCAAAAGACAGATGTAAAATGGAACAATGTTGGCAAGTTCAGTTTGTCTTTGGCGATGAGATTAAGCCTATGATTGCTTGGCTAAATCAACATCACAAAAATTGGCGTGATGAGTACATTCAGACATTGTGATCACTAAAGGCTCTGAATCGAAAAACTTACTAAGATCAACACCGTACCCTGAGTGATGCGGACTAAATCTATCATCTTCTTCTATAAACTCAACAGGAACACCAAATCCTTTTTTCTCAAGAATCTTTGATGTTTCAGTTATAAGAAAAGACTCTTTCAACTTAATAGGATCACTTGCTAATGTGTTCATTATAATAGAACAAACTGTATACCAATGATGTTGTAAAAAGTGGTCCCAATCACACTTTTTAAATGTAAAAACTTCTGAACGAATTCTTATCTTTTCAAGAATGTCACATACATAATCAACTTCTTCTTGGTCAAAGTCATAAGGCTGTTTGAAGAAAAGACACATAACACCAAAAAGAGAATAACCCTCAACAGCTCCTTGAGCAGTTGTATCTAAAAATAATAGCTTAGTGACATCATTCTTTGCACAATTAACTAATTCTTCTTCAAAAGCAATAGCTTTTGCATTCTCATCAAGGCCATTGAAATAGAAGTTGAGAAACCAACTAAACACAGGATTGAATTGCTCAGGATTAGATGTAAGCCATAATGCAAACTCATTTGTGTTATCATATTGAGCCTCAGCTTCTTCTTTAGTTCTATAATTATCTAAAAATAGTTTTTTGTAATATTTATCTGTCATATAATTTCAAATCTGTAAAAGTTGTCTTTTCTATTTATAAGTATGAAGTTCACTAAAGCTTTAGCGATTTCTTCTTTTAAAGACTTTGCTCCTATTTTTACATTTACCCAAGAGCAAAAATCCGGTTGGTCCATATCATATCCGCAAAAGTATGACTCTTCTTTAGTTCTTTTATTTATTCTTTTGACTATCATTTCAATTAGTCTTTAAAGTACTTTGGGAGACGGTCATTTATATATTTTTCCATTTCTTGATGTTCAGTCTCTCCAACGAAAGTTGAAACAAATGCAATCTCACATCTAACATAAAATACAAGAACGCTTCTTTCAGGATCTTCTGAGTCTTGGAATATGGCAATGAAGTCATCTTCATTATCATCACGGACGTAATACACTTGATTGATTTTTTCAGCCATACATCCATCGTAGCTAAAACCGTTTATTCTCAATTCTTTCAACATATATGTATATTAACTAATTTATTATGAAAGAGATGTTATTTGAACAAATTCTTAATGAAGATTATGAGGCATCTTATAAAAATTATGTAAAAGCTGTTTCACCAAAAGGAAGAACTAAAAAGTTTGATTTTGATGAAGTTTACAGCGATATAAAAAACCAATTTATTAAAAAATAGAGGGTACTGATGTGCAAATTATCATTAATAAAAAAACTATTATTTGTGTTGGTATTGTCATTCTTATGTGCTTTGCCAGTTTTCTCTCAGGAAGATACATCCGTGTTAGAGGAGCTTCAGATGACGGCATTAGAGCTGAGCAGCAACTCGAACAACTCAAAGGAGAAGCAGACAGACTTAGAGATGAACTCCAATCAAACATCGAGCGATGCGAATCTCTCCAAGGACAACTTGACAGAGTCGGAGATGGCATCGATGAATCCATTCGAACTGCTGGATCTATTAGAACAGAACTTGAACAAAGCAGACTTGAGATTAAAGGAAGCAACCCAATACTCAATGAACTTAGAACAAGATTTGTTGAATACGAAAATAGAATTAAACAACTCGAAGACGACCTTGGAAGAATTAAAGAAGGCTCTTCTGAGCAACAAAGATGATACATCAACAGTAATTGCAGAGTTAGGCCTTTTATATGAAAGAGTAAAAAGACTTAATGAGGAAGTTGCATTATACACAAAGATGAGACACCGGCTGAAAACAGTTTCTTACATTGAACTTGGTGTAGGTGTTCCTTGTTTAGTTTTAGGACTTTTACCTATATGGACAGATGAACAGAAAAATATTCAAAATCTTTTCCTAGGAATAGGCAGCACTGCTACTATCTCTGGAGTGTTTACTTTTACATTTACTTTTAAATTCTAATATTGAAGGCAGGATTTTTGTCCTGCCTTATTTTTATGGAAGTTCAGGATGTCTTATATAGTAATCTGTTTCTGAGAAAAGTTCTCCGCATTCTTCAGGTCGGACCTTGTCATTTATCGTATATCCAAAACAACAACTAGGAACTCTTTCGCCGTTAGGTCCTTTTGGCGGTGCAACTCGGTACTTACATAAACGACATCCAGCAGGTTTCTCTTCTTTCTTTTTAGCAGCCATTATATTTCCTCAAACTTAATATCTTTTTGATAAGTGTAACATAATTGCTGTTTCCATAAGTCAAATGCTTCTTCTTGCTTAAGACCAGGGAAAAGTGTTTCAAAAAAGAAAACAGTCCCTCCTGCAGCAAAGTCAAGAAACTTTATAGGAACATCACAATTCGATAAGCGCCAGTACACTTTATCATTAATCTCATCAGGCTTATATGTGTAATAGATTGTCTTTACATTAGGATATCTTTTATGGAATGTTTCAAACTTTGACAGTCCCCAATGTAAACAATTTACATTTGTGTTCATTCTTATGCCCTTATGAGGGAACTCATCGAACACTTGAATGTTGGACTTATCTTTTAACTCTTCTGGTCGAATGTTATATAGGTCATAGTAGTAGCGGACCCATTCATTTCTCTTTGATGTAAACATAAAGACACTATTATTGATATAAGGCTTTTCTGTTAGACGAGCATCAGCAAAGACAGTGTTTTTATATTTTAGAATTTCTTTTACATCGGGAATGAAAACGTCTCCATCAAGCGTAAGACAATCATCTTTACAGTCCATCGCCATTCTCATTCTTAATTGGTCGAGCTTACGATGATATGTTTCTGCAATCATTGAGTGATTGCATTCTTTTATTGGAAGATCACTTTCTCTAAATATTTTTATTTCTTTATCAGGCAACTGCTTTTTCAAATTGTCCAAACAAAACTTTGCTATAGGATTTTTGAAAAAGCGGCCATCAAAATCATACAGATAAACTACCATATAGTTTATATTAACAAGACTTTTTCTTTTTACTTTGAACAATATCCCACTGATCTTCCCATTGATTTATAGCATCTTTTAAGTTGACATACATAGGTGTTGTTCTCAAACAGCTGTCACACTTAATGTACTTCATAAAACACTTAGATCTTTTATCCCAGCGTATGCGAGTAAACGCAGTATATTCTACAACTTCATCATAACAGTCAGGACACACCCAACTGTGATAAGCAGCCAAGTCAATTAAAGATTTTAATGATGCTTTTATTTTTTCGAACATAATTCACCCCTTATATTTTGCGCTCTTCTTTTAAGAGAGTCACATAATTCATTTGGAAATCTAAACTCTTCTTTACTTATGATTTTTGATTTCATCTCTTCAAGAATGAACACAGTATAATAAATAGTCTCTATATAGTCACCGAAAAACTCTTCATTAGCCGCTTTTACTCCGTGCTTTCTTATATACTTATCTGCACTTCGTAAGCTAATTTTCGATAATGTATCATATGACATCGCTAAAATCTCTTGGCCCAACTTTAGCATCGTAGTCATTTCAACTATCTTAACTATCTGTTCTTCTTTTATGCGTTCTTTTAAGAACACTACAATTTCATTTTTAATATGATTATTTACTCTATCAAGTGACTCCTTCATATCAGATAGCCACTTTGCACCAGGGTGTTTTTTGTAAAAAGCATCTTTGATATCTTTCGGACAATCCTTACTATTTACATCATATCTTACAATTCTTACAGATGACAACATTATACATAATGTAAATGCTACCAAAATCCACATAATATAAGTTGTACTAATCATTTTTTATCTCCAAGCAATAATGCTTATAACAAGTACAAGTATAATTAAAAACATCCAAAACACTCCAGGCACCATATATTGATACTTACCTGTAGCAAAAAGAACATCCCAAAATGTAGCAGAGTTGCAGTCAGTATCTGCTTTCTTTACAAAATAAGTTGATATTGAGAGTACTACTGCAGCAAACATAATTATGATTAATCCTAAAGCAACCATAAAAGCCTCCATCAGAAAGTAGATTTTTTACAAAAATTATATAAATTTATTATTCCTTCCTTATTATTATTGTTCCAATATAGCTAAAAAAGTCACATTGACATTTTTTGTCAATCTGTCTGTGGGCTTCAGCCCACTTTTATTAGAACTTGATTGTATGAGCACCTGTACGATATGTTTCTCCTGAAGATGTTTCAACAGAGAATGGGTATTTTGGTGCACGAGAGTTGAAGTCAACAATCTTGCAGCGGCCGAGTCCGAGAACATTAGCATAAGTTCCAAGAATTTTTTCTGGAGCTTTGATGCCTTTTTTCATAAGGAACCATTGTGCACGACTTTCAGTTACTGGGTCGATCTTGCGTTCACCATTTGCATCAAGTGCACTTGTTGATACTTTCCATTCAAGACTTGCATCGCTATATGTAAGGCGGCAATTTACTTTTTCAAGATTGTGTTTGCGGCAAAATTCTTCCACAATTTTTCCAAATTCAGCATTTAATTCACGAGCCATTTCTTTAGTCATAAGTCACTCCTTAATTTGTTTGTTTTTACAAAAATAATATAAAAGAAGATTGTTAAAAGTTCAAAAAGTGTTAATATTTATATAAAGAATGAATCATAAAAGCTGCAAGTATTTTCAAAATTGCAGTCAATGAGTTAATATAAAAATAAGTTCAAGTTTATGGACATAATTATTTATATGAGGTATTAGAATGAAATTTACTCTTTCAAAAAATGAGCTATCAAAGCTCAGTACACTAGTAAAAACATCACAAACTGTTTCTGACGTTTCTATCAAAGCTTCGCATTATATGTTCAAATTAGCGGATAAGCTTTATGCTTCAATTTACGGAAGTGGAAATGTTGTTGACTTTTCAGTTGAAGCTTCTGATATTGAACTTTCAGGAAACGGCTACTTCAATGTTGATGTAACACAGCTTATTCAAGCTTTTGAAAAAGTTTATATGGCATCAGGCGCAGATGTAGCAACTGCTGACATTCAAGCAAACAAGATTATCGTATCAAACGGTAAATCACGCATCTCAGTAAATCTTTTTGACTTGTTAGATGAATCAGATTTTACTGAAGCGTTCTCTGCTCTCCCTACAAAGAAAACTGAAAAGTTTTCTGAAAACACAGTAGCAGCAACTATTACACCAGATGTTGTTTCTTTTATGGAAACAGTTGGTAAGTTTATTGGAATGGTAGGAAATGACAGAGTTTCTGGTCTTTCTTTAAAAGATAATAAAATCCTTTATTGTGACCAAGCATTCTCAATCATTGATAAGACAGTACCTGACCAATTGACAAACGGTGAAAAAGTTTACATTCCACAAAACACTTTTGCATTACTTTCAGCAATTTCAAAACTTGCAGGTACTTATAGCATAAGTTACTCTGAAGATAATCAGTATATGTTGATTGAAGTTCCACAAATTGGATTTAACGCAATCATCACAGTACCTGAAACTCTTTGTGAATATCCTGAAGACGAAACACTTAAACAGATTTGTCCTGATGAACAAAATATGCTTGAGTTTGATGTTGACATTTCAACTTTGCTTACAAAGATGAATATGTTTGACGGCGTTTTCCCAAGTTCACAATGGCGTTGGAAAACTATTGAGTTTTACAATAAGAACGAAGATGGTGAAAAATCAATGAATATGCGTTATAGCAATATGTGCGCAGAAGTTGATACTGACTTACCAGTTATGAACTTAAATGAAGTAGGAAACATTCCTGAGTTTAGCTTCCGCCTTGCTTCTATCCTAGTGTATGACTATCTTAATAAACTTGTTGGCGGTGCAAAAGAAGTTCACGTGAAAGTGTCTCCGCTCGAAGCAGATCAGCCAAATGGCGTTGGCGTTATCTTTGATGTAGAAAACTTCCGACTTATTACATCTAAAATGGTAAATGAGGAAAGCATTTAAGCTATCATTTTAATATCTCAAAAGTGTGGTCTCCGTGATCACACTTTTTGTGTTAATATAAAACTATGGTTGATTTTGATATAAAACATTATTTGATTGAAGAAGTTGAAATAGAAAAAGATCCTCACCGCTTTGACAACTTTTATGGTGATATAGATGATAAGCCCGATACGGAGCGTCTCCTCTTTAAGCTACAGCACAAATATTTGAATGAAGGCCGTTCACAAGAAGTATGGGCAAAAATGTTTGAAATATGTTGGTCTTATATGCAGTCTTTAATCAAGAAAAGACAGACAGGCGGTAAGTTTATAGAAAAAGAAGAACTTGATGATAAGACCACATCTGCTACTCTTGCTTTTATGTCGCAGTACTTGACAAAGCCAGACTTCGAAGTCGGAGCATCTTTTGCAGGTATGATGGGATGGAAGATTGTAGAGGTTATGTACAAGCCTTCAGCAGATGACAAAGCTGTCTCAATGAACATCGAGATTGATGATGACGGAAAGAATACTTTAGAAGACTTAATCTCAGCAGAAGATTATGGCTATTGGGTTTCACCTGAAGATGATGCTTGCTATATAAGTCCAATGGAAACTATTGATGAGGTCTTAAAAGAGTTTGATGAAGTTGTTGATGACTTCTATTTAAGAACAGTTGTAAGAGGTTATTTGATGCTGTGTTTGAAGCATCCAAAAAATCGACATTCAAAAAGAATGTTCTTGACAAGATGGGCAAATGACATCAAGACTGAAAGGTTGATTGAGTACACGATGCTGACAATACACAATCGGTTAAAAGAATCTAATGATAATTACTAACATAAAGGTGGCTTGATGGCCACCTTTTTTACTAATTTATTATGATTAGCAATGTCGATTACTTATTAAGTCTTGTAAATAATAATAATGCTGAAATCCGCGATACGTGGATTCTTACCGGCACAGCTATTGTGTCAAAGCAGACAAGACGATACTTAAAAGATTCTATATTTCAAGTCGCTTGTACACCAGGGACTCCTCTCAATGGAGCTATCATCTATTGTAAAGCAGACTACATTGTAGGCGAAATGTGGCCAGCTATTGACTGGGATGAGTACACTATTCAAGACATCTCTGGACTTATTGGATCATTCCAAGGTGTTGAGACACCATTCTTTCAAGTACTTTTGACAAAAGAACAAGTTGATGAATGCGACGGCATTCCCGTAGATGAGTCATTAGAGTTGTACAAAGGGTCACAAGAGTGTGGCGGTGTTGTGATGGATGATGAACAACTTGGCATCATTCTTGGTGAGCTTGGTGTCCCTTTCCTTCGTGTTGATGAACTTGAACTTACAGGTAATGCAATCCGTCAGTACTGCATCAAGCCTGCTATGGATTACTATTTTGGATTTTTCCCTATCATAAAAGAAGAGTCAATCGGAAGTATGAGTGCAGGAGGCTCCTTCAAGAAAGAGTTCCCTGAAGGTGCTTTTGCTTGTGTTCCTTACTATGTACTTGGAGCAGCAGGTAGCAATGCAGGATATGGTGCTGGAGCTTTTTCACTCTATCGTGAACAGATGCTCTATGGCGGAGCTTCAGGCTCAGGATTTGGCTCAGGTGTTTCATACAGAAAGCCAGTGCCGGGATATGCAGGACTTCACAACAGAGATGCTGCTATGCAAGCTCTTGCAGCACAACAAGGCTACTTAAACTACTTCCGTCGCGAGCACGTGAAAACTATAAAAGAAAATGGTAAAAGATATGCTACAGGCTATTCTACTACAGGTGGAGTAGTATGCATCAAGTGGCTATGTTCTTCATACGACTTCGATGACATCAAGTTCTCAATGAGAACAGATTTCCGCAACATTTGTAAAGCTTATGTTTTAAGAAACATCGGGATGTTGAGGGGAATGGTAAAAAGTGATCTTCCCGGGAACATTGATTACTCTATGTACACAACTCGTGCTGATAGTCTTGAGTCAAAAGTTGTAGAGAAGTGGGAAAAGAGCGCCACATCCCTCGCGCTGTCAGTAATGCGTGGCGGATTATGATTTTAGTGTTGGAGGCTTTTACTAATGAACATTATTCTTCCTGGTGAGTCTGGTGTAAGCAAGTACGATGATGACCCAAACGCGCCACTTTATATAGAAGACAAAGACATCAAGATGACCAAAGAGGAAAAGAGACATTGGATGGCAGGTGATGATGTCCCAGTCATTCAAGCAACTAATCCTTGGTCAATGCAAGTTAATGATGCTAATGTCGACAAAGATTTTTATAAGCAAACTCTTGAAATGCCACAGCAGCCTGCCAATCAGATTCTTACATTAGGTAAAGCAGACTTTAATCAAAACATAAACAATGTTGCAAGCATCTTAAGAGACATTTTAGCTGGTGATCCTAAAGCTATGGAGCGTCCTGAGTTCCAAGCTTTAAACTTCCCTGCTATCAAAGCTTATCTTGAATGGGCTATTAAGACTGATACATTAGCAGACGCAGCTAAAGGCGACTTGATGAACAATGCTTGGCGTCTCAACTTCAAATGTCGTCCGCCAACACCAGAAGAGTTCTTACAAGAAAAGTTTATTGGTGCTCAAGCAGAGGCCTTACACAAGCCGCTTATTGACATCTTTTGTGAGTTCTTTGACCCACTTAAGCCTTATCGAACTTTGGTTCTTACACAATGTATCGGTTGGGGTAAGGCGGAGCCGTATACAGCAAAAGTTGGTGTTGGGTACGAGGACGTAATTGACTTTACATTTGATGATGGTGAAGTTCTTACATTTAATGAAGACAACTATGTGTTTGATGGTCTCAACTTTATACAAGCGAAAAATGTGAATGTTAACTTGCCTCAGTCAACTAATTTAATAATTATGAGTATTTATGACTGTAGAAAAGTTAAAGCATTTGAAAAAGCTTTTGACATTAAAACATATGACGAATTGATTTCATTCTTCAAAAACATTGAAATTGATAATGAGATTAGAACTCACATTCATCATATAATCCCAAGAAGTGAAGGCGGATCTGATGATAAAGAAAATCTTGTAAAATTACCAATTTACTTTCATATAAAAGCACATTACTTAAGAGCTATCGAATGTGAGCAAGCAGGAAATAAATCATTTGCTTATAAAAACTATAAAGCAGTTTGTTGTGCATTAAACAAAAATAAGATTCCTGACAACTATAAAGACTTTTTGAAAGAACTTGACATTTGTGTTGAGTCTTTACAGAAAAGACAATATTATGAAAAGAAAACAAAATGGATGTCAAAAGATGGTGAGTCAGTAAGAGTGTTTGAAGATGACATTGATAAGTATGTTAAAAACGGATTTACTTTTGAAAGACAATTTCATAATCCGTCTACAAAAAGATGGGTTAATAAAGACGGTAAAAATGTGTATGTAGAAAAAGATTTAGTAGAGCAATATCTTAACGATGGGTACTCTATTGGAATGTTTAGAACAGAAAAGATGCTTAAGCAAAATCATAGCACATCAGGAACATCTGGAATGATTTGGATTATGAAAGATGGTGTTAGAAAAAACATCAAAAAAGAAGATGTTGATTCTTTCATACAAGATGGATGGACTATTGGTAGGGACTTTAAGCCATCTTTAGGTGCGAAACATCCGCATAAAAAACAAGGAATGCACTGGTATACGGACGGCAAAGTAAATGTTCAAGCAGTTAATTGTCCTGAAGGCTTTAAGCCAGGGAGAACAATATGCAAATAACAAAAAGAAAAAGACTTATATATAAAGAACTTGGTGATGTTAAAGTCGGTGATTCTATTATGTGCCCTGGCACTGACAAAGCAAAAGTTGTACATATAAATGAACTTGGGATTTCAGACATTTATAAGATAACGTTGTCTGATGGCAGATCATTTAGAACACACATAAAACACCTTACTACTGTAAGCTTTCGTGAAGAAGGCAACAAAAGAGTCTGGGATTCACTAACGACTGAATGGATGATGAATCACCCAGAATATCACTTTACAGTACTTACAGATGAAATATATCAAAGTCTTACTTGGGACGACATTGAGAAAACTTTACCCTCACACGAGGCTGAGCCTTCTGATAACATAATCCCAAAGATATATGATGGTGTTTTTATTGCATCAATCGAAAAGCTTGATTATCAAGAAAACTGTAGATGTATCTCATTAAACAATCCAGAAGGATTTTACTATACTGATGAAGCTATAATAACGCACAATTCAACACTTTCTACACTTGCACAGCTTTACATCTCTGTACACTATGCTATGATGTGGCATCCGTATCGTTTCTTTGGTATGGCTATGTCTTCAATCTTTACGCAATGCTTAGGCGGTTGGAATCAGAAGAAAGCGTCTGAGTTGTTGCTTGAGCCTTTTACACAGATCCTTGAAGGCGCCCCATACTTTCAAAGAGTTCGTACACACCAAGACTTAGTTGACGCATCAGCAGAAGAAGTAAAAGACTGTATTCACTGGACAACTTCAACACCTACTGCACAGCCTCTTGACTCAAAGATCATTATGGCAGATGGCTCAGTTAAACTTATGGGTGACATTCAAATTGGAGACAAATTAAAGTCGCCTTCTGAAGGCACTACTGAAGTAATTAACATTCCATATCACGGTGTTGCAGATTGCTATGAAATTGAACTTGAAGATGGCCGTACTGTCAGATGCTCAGCAGAACACTTATGGAATGTAAGACGCACTCCTGAAAGTGACTGGGAGGTTGTGAACTTACAGTACATAATGGATCATCCAGAATATGATTGGGAAATAAGAGAATTGGACGACTTTTAGTCCAAGAGCGCACGCAGTAATTTTAATAAACACTGGCGAGAGATTTGATTCTATTGCTGATGCAAAAACAAAATATCCACAAGCTAGGCACATAACAGAATGCTGCCAAGGCTACTTAGGTAGCACTGGAAAACTTGATGGTGAGAAAATGAGGTGGAAATATGCCGATTAAAATTAAGTCAATAAAATATATAGGAAAAGTTGAGCAACAATGTATAGAAGTAAAAGCTGAAGATGGCCTTTACTTAACTGAAGACAACATAGTTACACACAACTCTGCGCTTGCGATGCAAAATGGTGTAAACTATAAGATCATCAATGGTGCAGGTTCTATCTTAGGACAAAACATCATCTCAGCAGTAATCTCCGAATTGACTATGTTCTCAGAGAATGGATGGAGCGATGATAAGATTTTCACATTCTTTACTAAACTTCGTAAAAGAATTGACAACCGTATGAAAGGCAACTACTACGGACGATTCATCATTGACTCACAACCTAACTCTTTGGAATCACCTATTGATGAGTGGATTTGGGATGAAGGCACAAAGAAGAATAAGAAGAACTATATCGTTACAGGCTCAAGATGGAAGTACTTTCCAAAAGAGTTCCCAACAGCTTGGGAATCACCTCGTACGGACTGGACACAACCTGTCAACCTTAAGAAAGACTTCATACACGCATTCCCAGTGTTTAAGGGCGGAGATGGCCAGCCGCCAAAAGTAATTGAGACTGAAAGCGAGCTATCAACTTACAATCAACAGGACATTGAATGGGCTCCAATGAATCAAATTACTTCTAATGGTGTTGTTTCTTTTAAAGACAACGCTGAAGAATCTCCTATCAACTTCTTAAGAGACCAAGCAGGTATTCCTTCAGGAGCAGCAGACCGTTTAATCTATAATAAAGAATGGATTGACCATACATTTGATAATAATCTTAAAAACATTTATTCAACTATTATAGCTAAGACTGAAGATGAGCCAGAGCATTTGATTTGGAATCAAGTTAAAGATAAGTTCTTTAATAAGATCCTTGGTAAGTACTACTTTTATTATGAGCCATCGCTTCCACGTTCAGCATCAATCGACTTAGCTATCTCAGGCGATACTGCAGCTATTGCTATAAGTCACGTTGAAAGAGATAAAGTGCGTCTTGATACACAAGGACAGCCATTAAAAGTTTATATAACTGATATGGTGGTGCCGGTAATTCCTAAAGGCGGTATGATTAACTTGGATGCTTTTAAGTTTTTCATTCTTGACTTGATAAGACTTGGCAATATGAATATCCGCCACGTTTCATTTGACTCATTCCAATCAAGAGCTATGATGCAGTCATTAGAGCGTGCAGGCATTGCTGTTGATTATGTTTCAGTTGATAAGAACAATGTTCCATACCTATCATTAGTAGACTATGTGATTCACAAAAGATACTATTGTGGAAAGTCGGTTATGGTAAAGAACAACTTGCTTTCTTTACAAATGGTAAAACGCAAGACAACAGGCACGACAAAGATAGATCATATGAATGGTGAAAATGTGTATAGTGATGAGTTCTGTCTCCCAGGCTCAGAGTACACTGAACAAAGTTGGCAATGGAGTAAAGTCGGAAATAACGCAAAAGACGTTACTGACGCTATATGTGCTTCACTGTTCTTACTTGATACATATGAAAATGAGTACATCCCTTTCCACGTTTGGGACCCCTTGAAAGAAAAAGAAAGAACATACGAGGGCGAGTTGAAAAAGCAAAAAGCAATGCTATCTAAAATGGGACTATGCTAACATTCAATATTCCTATACATTATGCCGCAACAAACAAAAATGATTGTCTCTGTAAACACAGTTGACCAATGAAATGACCAGTCACCATTAGCGTGCAATATGTTTTCGTATGCTATAATTGCTATGGATGTTAGTATCAGTGAAAGCAGCACAATAAACAACTTTCTTTTTGTTTGCTTAATCAATGCTATATTCTTTATAACAACTACTACACCTGACAGCAAACAGGCTAAAGAATGTATCTTATCAGATAGAGAAGGCTTTAGGCCAAAAACACCAACTTCTTCTTGTGTTATAAGTAGAGTGCCATCTGCGCAGGGGAAAATTAAAATGACTACCATAAGTGCAGCCATAATGTTCGAATATATATCTCTATCGACAACTAACAAAACTATTAAAGCAGAAAAACATATTGTAAACATAAAGTTGTTCTGATTGTAATATGATGCTGATAAAGACTGCCACCAATTATGTATATTTTCTCCAGGGTATAAAAGTCCAGAGATCATAATTAAAAACGGCAAACATATACATACAGTGCCTATTGCATTTTTGATAGAATTATTAGTCATTAAAATATTTCTCCATTTTTATAATAAAAGGAAAATAATAAACTGCTTTTCTAAAAGCTTTAATATCTTTTTTATCAGGCATGACATTTATTACTTTTCCGTTTTCAACTTTTCTATAACAGCTATAATACTTTTTAATAGGATTTAGTTTTATCCAAGAGTTTGACTGTTTAGGGTAGTAAGCAACTCCTTTTGTAGAGTTGTCTAATGTCTTTTCTACAATAACACAAACGTTTCCCCAAAAGTTTACATTTAGACCTGTTAGACCTTTAAAAGATACTGTATAATTTTTACCATAAAAAGTCCAAGAGTCTTCATTTGGCAGAATATTGTTTAGCGTTTTAGAAATTATCATAATCAAAGTTTTCATAAGTGTATAGTCCTTCAGAATTTTTTATAGTTTTTCCTTTTTGCATAGTTTCCCATTTTGCTAGAAGTTCTTTTTCTTTTTCATTTATTGTACCAACAGCACGCTTAAATAAAAGAAAGTCTCTACTAACACCCCATTGAATGACAAGATCGTCGAACACTTCAGACGTTATATGTGTATGTCTATTACCGAAAATGCTAACGACTTTGAACTTGCCTTTCTTTTCATTATTTAGTTTAAGATTTTTATCATAAAATCTATTAACTAAATAGTCAGTTTGCCAATCTATATACTTAAACAAAAGTATAGTTATGAACCATATTAAAGTCATTACAGTTATGTTTATTACAGTATCGTTCATTTTAATTTTACCCCATTAAAGCATATTTGATTTTTGCCATTCATTTTTGCTAGATAACATTGGTCGTCAGCCCTTTTGAAAACGTCATTAAAGTCATCATTTTCATCTTTAGTTGATATACCACAAGAAAATGTTTTAGTTAGTTGTAAATCTTCTGAAATTATTATAGGATCACTTCTCATAGATATAGCTAACTCCACACAAGCGAATCTTATTATTTCATAAGATGTCCCAAAGATAACAAACTCTTCTCCGCCCCAACGACATATGAAAAGGTCCATTGTACCTGCTGTCAGAGTTCTTAATCTATTAGCAAACTCTTTAAGTACAATGTCACCGACGTCGTGACCATACTCGTCATTTACTTTTTTGAAATCATCTATGTCTAAAACAGCTATTGCTTTTACTTTATCAAAGTTGTATAGTCTAGAAAAGCCTCGTCTTGTAGGTATTTCTGTTAGTTCATCAAAACAAGATATGATAAACTCTTTATAAGTTTTAGCCTTAAATAAGAATCTAATGTCTACAAGTTCTGTTGATATTTCACCAGCTGCAGCTGCTAATGTGAAAGACTTAAAAAATATATCACTGTACTGATCTAAAGCAACATTTTTAAAGACTGGGATGCTCTCTTTTAAGAGAATCAATATCAATAAAACTACACAATTATATACAAGATTAAAACAATAAGGCCAATGTAAGTTGTCAAGGCCGAATGAGTGTTCTGCTAAGTTGATAAAAAATAAAGAAAATGGAATAATAAAAAGTCCGACTATTGTGAAAGAGCTATAAGGCATTGCTAAAAACACTATACTATTAAATATGTAAAGGATGTCATACTTTACATAAGTAAATGAGTTAAGATTTTTTATGAACTTAGTCTCTACTAATAGAGCTATTATATTGTATATAACGCATACAGCTGAGATGATTTTTAGATGTAAAGGATTGCTGAAAGGAAGTAGTCCTAGAAAAAGCCCTAAACTATATAAAAGCAAAACGAGTGTAAACTTTATTTGCTTCTTATACAAGAACCTTTTAAGAAACTCCTGTGCTCTATCGTTTAAAGTCATTTACAATTTAGTTCTAGTAAATCATATACATTAACATTAACGGGTGGCTAAGCAGCCACCCGTTTCTCTATCTATATCGTTTATGCATCCATTCATTGAAAGCAATATCTTCTTCAAGCGTTTCACCACCTAAAGAGGCCCTTCCGCTTCCGTTGCAATTTTTAGGATTTTTGAATCCTTCATCAATCTCTTTGTTAAGATTAGATTTTTCTGTTGGTAATTCTGTTGCTGTCTTTTCGCAATAGTAAGATAATTCGCCAATATCAATGTAGCCGCTATCGTCATCACCGATTGCATCCATAACGATTGGGTATTTGCCTAGTATATAGAAAGATTCTCTTTCTTTGTTGAAAAGGCCAAGTTCATAGGATGTAGTTCTTGCTCTTTTAATCCTTACAACTAATGCTTTATCAAAGTTCATAAATGGGTCAACTTCAATAAAAAATGCTTCAGGAGACTTATAAACATTAAACTCGACATTTGAAATCTTTTCATAGAGAGCCTTCATAAAAGCAACTCTATTTTCTGTTGTTGAAAAGTGAACTTCAATATCTTTTTTTCTATCTTCGTCCTGCAGCGTTTTAACTGCTTCCGATAACTTACTCAATTTTTCCTCCAAGTTTTTGATAAGCTTTTATATAGTCACTGAGTGCATTTGCCAATCTTTTCATAGCGCGAACATTTGAAATATGAGGTAATGCTATTTGTACTTCTTTACATAATTTAAGAGAGTACTTGCTCAACTTAAGCTCATCAACTTCTTTCTTTTTTGTTTCCATTAAATATATGCTTCAGGAATTGGTAAATCAAAGCAAACAATCTTACCATCAAAATCTAAAGCATCTCCGCTTTCAATTAAGATGTCAAGCTGTTCATCTGATATCCCGTATTTTTCGCGCACATTTCCTCTATGTGAAAGTTCGGCCTGATGATATGGCCTAATCACAAGTATTCTTTCGAAGCTTTCACTCATTTTAGTCCTCCATTATTTTCTTCAATAATTTGCAGATCTTGACAGTCTGCAAAACAATTTGGATTTATATCAATTAAAGCTGCTGCAACATTCTCAGGTACGATTATTCTTTTATAGTCAAACACTTCAAGACGTTTAGAGATTGAGTCTGACTCATCTTCATAACCGTCTTCACTTATAATAGAACAAGGTCCATCAAGGTCATTACCATTTACAGGTACTGTGTAGTATTTTGATAAGTTAAGTACAGCTTTCTTGGGTCTTTCCATTATGTCATTTTCTCCACAATATTTAGCAGCTTCTTCTATAGCTGTTACTTCTAAGTCATCTAAGTCTACATCTGCAGATGCTAACAACTGCAATGATGCGTATACCTCAGGTGTTATCATCCCTGCAAAGTCTTTTAATGTCAACTTTTATAAGCATCCTGAATGTAAGTATATTACTAGTGTTCTTCCCAAAACACCAGCCACTCTTTCTGACATTGAAAACTCATCGTCAGTCTTTCCTCGTCTTTGTCTAGGGAATGATGCAACTTGGTAAAGCTGAACATAGATGCAATTTTCAAGTTTGCTGAAAGAAAGCACTTCACAGTGAGATACGCATTCAACATAAAGAGTTGGCACGCCTTTCGGTTGAGCAGCTTCAAGCAGCCAATCTCTAATGTTTGCAACAGAGTCTTTAGAAAGTATAAGTTGCGCATACTTTTCTTTTCGTTTTACTTTATCTTTTACAATAGCAACATTATACATTTGAGATTCTTTATCACAATAGAATTGTAATGTGTAGCCATCGCTAGAGACTGATGCAGCTAAGTCAAGTTTTATTTCTTGTTTCATTTTTGCTCCGTGTTAGAGTCATCTTTCCATCCGCATATTCGAGCATTAACATACCTTCCATATTGTAAAAGGTCATCCGAGCGAACAGCTAAGTCTCCAATAATAATTTCTACTAAGTTTGACCCTCTTATAGGCCTTACACCTGTTATCTGATAAGTACCGTCACACCAAATAACAATATTGCCCAAAGCTGGGCGATGTAAAGTGTCATAGGGTTTATATGTACTAATAGCTTCATCATTTTCTTCAACATCTCCATTAAGTTTTGTCATACGCTCTTTGTAAGAGCATAAAAGATTTTTCTTTTTTTCACTATCATAAAATCTTATTTCAGAAAGCTCATCATCAAACTCGATAAAAGAGCCGTCAAATCCTTGGAAAATCATTTCATCGGTTCTTTTATTAAAGAAGTCTACAAGACCCTGGTACAAGTCCATCTCAGATGCTTTAACATTTGGATATCCTATAACAGTAGAGTAAACTTCGAAAATCTTAGACGAACTTTTGAAGTCATCAAATGAAAATGTCATACTTAACATTTACTCGACCTCTCTATAGAAAAGAACAAATCCTAAAGCTGTGGCTGTAATCTGAACAACTTCAACTGGTGTTGATTGGCTGTTTACATAGTCACAAAGCTCTTCTCTTGTACGAAAAAAGTTACTTTTTAGTAGAAGCATTCATTCCTCCAAGATCATATCCGTACTTTTCAGCCAAATCTGAAATCTCTTTAAATGTTTTGCCATTCAAGGGATTGTTCTTTTTACCGAGCCAATAATTGACTGTCTTCATAACAAGATCATAATTCATATAAAAGTTTCCTCTAAAACTATATTAACTTTAATCCCACATTTGGTCGCACTTTTCATTCCAAAATTGAGCAATTTCTATAAGAATATTCATACGGTATTGCTTAAACTCTTTAAAAAGATTGTCTAAAGCTTTGTGTCTCAAATGTAAACTATCTTTAAAGATATTGTGTATCTCATCAAGTTTGGATTCCCAAGGTTCACTGTAAGGGAAGTCGAGATTATCAAGCTTTTTCAATAATCTACGGTAATTAGCAAGATTATGCAAAACTTGTCTTTTACCTTTTAGATTATTTTTAATATTGTCTGAGAACTTATATAAGTCACTAGGACTTATGTCTACTGAAATTGCGTTCTTAATCACTCTGTCAGTGAATGAGTACTCTTCATCAACGATATTTTCATCAGCCCAAGCTGTCATTTCATCCCAAGAGTCGAACGTTACCCTAAATGAGTTCTCTCGTTCACTTTTGAGAATCATCCATTTATCTTTTTCAAAAGTATAAAAAAACTTTCCTCCGCACCAATGAAATGCTTTATCGTCAAGTGCGTCTTCCTGTAAATATTTGATTACCAATTTTTTATCATCTTCATTACAGTTGTCTAAAAAAGTAGAAGAATCAATGTAACACAGTGTTCTTGTGCTATGCTTACGAATGCTGTGATATGAATGTTCAATCTTTAAGATTTGCCACTTTATTAAAGTAGAGCTTCCACCCCAAGAGTCATTTAACAAAGAAACATTTCTTATATTTGATTTATTTTTTCTAAAACGATACCAATATTCGGTTTCTGCCCATTGGGAAATTATTCTTTTTAACTCTCTAAGATAATTTTTCACCATTTATCTCCTTTATGAACTCTACTATTTTGTCACCAAGAACTTTAGCTTCTTCCTCTGTAAGAATGATGTTTGTGTCAGGCTTGTCCTTACCATCAGGTAGCCCACAAAGTCGATTAAGATTTATTAAGACTTTACAATAACGCTTATCATCTATATCAACTTTTGTGTAGCAGCAATCTTCCCTAGATTCTGAACAAGCGCAGTTGTGGTGCTCACAAGGCATAAGAACATATGCATAGCCTATGTCTTTGCATTTAGCATCATTTTTAGCTTCGCCTTTTGCCACTCTCTCAATGCTACTCCAAAAATTAGCTTCTTCTACAATAGTTTTAACCGACTTTAAAGAAATCTCTTTTGATGAATTTCTATTCTTAAACAAAAACAGCACTACACTGAAAGACATTCCAAGACAAATTGCTATTAAGTAGTATATCACAGCATTTAACATAATTCTAACTCCTCTGAAGCTCTTTTAATAGCTTCATCATATTCCCATACTTCTTGTTGTATCTTTAAAAGTGCGGGGCAAAAGTTTTCATAATCAATCTTGTTAGATTGCGACCATATAATATAGTCTTCTTTTGAAAGTTTTAATTGACTCCCCCAAAAGTCGGCTGCGTATTCAAGTAAGTTTTTACGGTAGAATGTTCCTGTTGATGTATGAATGTCACTAAACAGCGTTTCAATTATTTCTCTATTAATGATTTCATAGTAAGTCTTTTTATTAGAATAACGAGCATACGGTGTATAAACTTTAAGAAGAAGATCTTTATGCTCTTCACATCGTTTGTATATAGTAAAATACATAGCATTTTCTCTACTTAGAACACCAAAGTCTTCAAAAGTTAGAGTTGTTTTATTTCTTTTTGCTTTTCTACTTTTTGAAACATATTCACTAATAAATACGTTTATTGTGTCAATTTCACGAAGACGAGGTTGTGATGTTTTGATAAGATTGATTGAAATGTCATCACCTGAAGCGGACATACTTGATATAAGATTTCCGTAATAAGGGATTAAGTCTCTAGAAGAGTTTACTTTTAGAGGAATGCCATCAACGGAGATTTTAGCATAAGCAATCTTATCAGGCGTATAGTGCATTAAGCAAGTGTCCGCGAAATCACTTTTGTCTGAAAATCTACTCATACAGTCCCCCGTTTACCAAACTTCTTTCGCTGTCTTCTCTAAAGAGTCGATTGCATCAAGAACTTTGTGAAAATGTTTTATTGCATCAATAAATAAATTATTATCTATTGCTCCGTCAGCGAAAGCATCAATAAGTCTTGTGCCTACAGTACGAAGATCATAACCCTCTTTAGTTTTTTCAAAAAATGCTAATGTATAGCAAGACTCACGACCAGAGTCGCTTCTTTGGTAGCAAACAATTTCTGGTGATCTTTCTTCACCTGATGATATCTTCCCTCTGAGGCCTATATCACCTTTTCTATAGTTTAAGTCAAAGTTGAACTCATATTCTTTACCACTCATCTTTACCACCTATGTACTCTTCTCTGTCAACTGTTTCTGCTATTTCTTGCAATAAGTCAACCTGAGGTTTTAGGTCCTCAAATCCTTTCGCATCTTTGAGATTTGCTTTTAGTTTTTTACAATTTTCAACTAATCTGTCAACTTCATCTTCACCGAATTGCATCTTATAGGACCTCCCAAGTATCTACTTCTGACAAAAGAGCAAGGCTCATTCCCTCAATCCAAATTTGCCATCCCCAAGGAGATTCTGTTACTGAAGAAACTTTACCAACATAGCCTTCATAGCGTCTATCTCTTTCATCTGCATCTGCCATTTTGACAACTTTAATTGTTTTACCTACTAAGTCACTTACATCCATATTGGCCCCCCTATAAGATTAAAGTATATGTTGATCTATCAAAGTTGATTTCTGAATATAGAGCATACTGATTAAGAAGCTCTTCCATCATCTTTACTTTTTTGATAGCGTCTTCCATAGATGATTTTTCTTTTTTGATTTGAATAACTTCTAATTCTAAACGTTCAATTTCTTCTTCGTATCTTTTTACAAGTTCTCTGGACTCGAGCTCTGCTTGTAACATAAATTGCTCCCGCGCAGTTTCGCATTCATAGTCAAACTGTCTGGCAGAGTATCTTGGTTCATTTTCACGTTCAGCAAAGTTGTCATCATTTTCATAATACGAATTGATAATTTCAAATCTACGTTTATGTAGATCGTAACACTCTTCGTAGAAGTCGGGATTCATAGGTTCTCCTTTTATAAAAATAATATAAAAGACTTCTACAGAAAGTTCAAAGTATGAGGGCGAGAGCCTGCTTATCTGTGAAAACAGTTCCTTGTTGTGGCTCTAGATATTCAGGCATCATTAGCTTTTGTAATAAGTCATTATAGACACAGTCACGTTCTTCAGCTGAGTTATATCGGTATTCTTTTTCATCATTTATAATAATGTAAAAATCACCTTTAGAAGTCCAGTCATCTTTATCGCTTTTCTCACTTGAGAAGTCTTCTCTTTTTGAAACGACATCGATTGTGTCTATTCTAATAATATCTCTTTCTAATTTATAGAAGTTGTTCATACGCCTAACTCCCTAAAGCAAAGAATGATTGGCACGCCTTGTATTTCTAAATTATGCTTTTTGAGGTCTTCTGCTATGGATTGTGAAATGAATTGATTAAGTACTTGAAATGAGTCATTATCAGTAATATGACCTGTCATTGGAAGATTAATGTTTCCAAAATGTGGAGTAGGATCATCTTTTAGATTATATTGATATGATACAAAACACCAATGTTCATTTTTTGTAATCTCGTCCATTAAGTTCCTCCAATTCAATATCAAAGCATTCATTAACGCTTTTGCGTGAAATTATGTATTTTGTCTTGTTTCTAAACTCAACTATATAGCCTTTAGAAACAGCTAATTTTATATTAACTATTTCGTCAAGTGAGAAAGTAGCTCGACCGACAATATGTCCTTTAAAGTCGATAAGTTCAACCGACATATACATAGAGTCATCTTTCACTTTCCAAGACTTCACTTTTTGAGGATTGGACATATCAATTAGTCAATCCTTTCTTGCTTTCCTGGGCTCTAATTGCATCACCGATTGTAAAAGAGGGATCTTTCTTTTCTTTTTCGAGTCTCTCAAGATTTCTTTTGTTCTGTCTTCTTTGACGACTATTAAAGTATGCGTCATCATTCTCGTGTGTAAAGCCAACACCTGCATTAAGTAGTGCATTCATTTGGGAATCATATCTTTTTCTAACAAGGAATAGAAAATCTGCAGGTGTCCCATCAGGTACAAGTTTTTGGAACTCATCTACAAGGCTGCCAAGCATCATTGCTGAAGTAAGCATAAACTCAGGATTCTTGCTTCTTCCGCCCATAAGAGCAATGACCGCTTTATCTACAAGTTCGAAGACTTTCTCATTTTCTTCTTCCAACTCTTTTTTCATTATTGCGAAAAACTTGTCTTTGGAGTCGATGTCCCAACCTTTGTAAAAGTCTTCCCAAGACATCTTTTGTTCAAAGTCTTTTGTCTTAAGTGTGACGCATTCTTTAGACTTATTCACAATTCTTACTTTTATCAAGGTCATCCTCCACCATTTTCTTGTAGTACACTTTAACTTCTTCTTCAGAAAGACGGTCAAGTTTTTCAACAACTCTTCTAGAGTAAGCAAGTTGCTTTCTAAATTCTTTAAGATCTTTTTGTACCAAAAATCTATCAAATCTAAATAATGTTCGTTGCATTCTCCAGAATTGCGATTTCATATTCTTTGAAAGAGATTCCCAATTGTCAACTACAAGATACACTTTATTTAGCGCACAAACCTTATAAGTGCTATGTGTCGCAATTATACGACCATCTTTGACTGGGTAATCAACCACACCCGAACTATTAGATGTTCTAAATGTATTGCCGCGAAATATTCTTATAGCGGAAAATCCTTTTTCTTCAAGATCCTTTATGTTTCTTTCAATGTTAGGTAATGTAACATCTTTAATAAGATTTATTTTTGTACTGAACATCTCTATATTACGTTTGTGAAAGTTTCTTAAAGAAGTTTTCATTTCTTCTACAGTATATTCAAGATTTATTCCAACGGACTCACAAGCCTCTCTGAAAAGTTTACCTCTTTTTTCATCTTTGAAAAAGAAATTAGCAAGTTTTCTAAATGCTTCATTTGTAAAATCCATTACATACCTCCAAAAAGAAGTTTTAAGAAGTGTTCTTTCGAACGAATGCTATGATAATGATTCTTAACAAACTTTGCTTTTTCAAAGTCATCACCAATGTTTTCCGTGTCAAGAATGAATCCGCAGTCGTGACTTCTATTATCACAAACAATCAACTTATGCGTACGGAACTTCATCTTTTTAAGTCCCAACTCTGTATGTCCTACAACTTGACATTTTATACCATTAGACCAATTGTCTTGAAGCAATGATGAAGGACGAATCCAAATGCAAGATTCTCCTGATGAATCACCGCTGCTGCTATAACCGCAATGGCAAAGATATTCCATATCTTCATCCATAATAGTTTTTAAGTTTTTAACAGAGAACTTAAAAGGAAGCTTTTTAGTAAAGTAAGGCGTCATTGCATCATAAGCTTTATTAAGTTGTTCTCTTGCATAATCTTGCTTTTCAAAGTACTCTTTGACATATTTCTTTTCTTCCTCAGTCTCAGGATTCAAAAGTGGTCTCACAACTCCATCAAAGTATACTTCTGGAATGTGACGTAAGTTGTACGCCCACTTATCGTACTCTGCTTTCAACTTTTTAGGAACTTTATCTTCTTTATGTCTATCGTTATACCAGCCAACTGTCTTTCTATACCAAGCTTGAGAGACACCTGCGTGAGAAAATAAAACTCCATCAATGAGAACAGCAGGATATAGAATGTCAAGATTATTCATAAACATCTCTGCATACATTTGCTCATACTGAAACTTATGTCCGCTGCAGGATTGACTTGATATGTAAGAATGATCGTGATTGCCTAAACATAAACAAAACTTTTCAGGTTCTGCTCTTGCCATCTCGATTAGTTGAAGAAATCCTTTTTGCATAGGCTCACCATTAAGTTCATCATCCCAGTCATCAACATAATCGCCAAGAGTTACTACTTTATCAACATTGTCTTTATTAGCTCTTATGAATTCAAGAGCTTGAGTCCAACTTCCGTGAATGTCAGGTACAACTAAAACTTTCATATTTTCCTCATCTAAAAATAGCGCTTGTAAAGACCTATATGACTGTCAAGAGATTCGTCTTTTTCAGCATCTTCAATAGCTCTCTTTTGGGCTCGACGCAACTCTGAAGTCTTATCTCTAATGTTTTGAACAACTTCTTCTGGTGTCTCATCTTTGAAGTCTAAGTTCTTTGGTAAGTCAGTCATATCAACTTCTTTTGTGTCATCAATCAACACAACGTTCCATCCGTCAAAGATTTTAGCATCCATCGCAGAACAAAACTCTGCAACTTCTGTGCTAAGGTACACTGTTCTTTTTACTCCGTTAGCAAGTTCATTCAAAACTTCTTCTGTGCAGTATACTACATCAACTCCGTTTGAATGACTTCTTATTAAGCCTTTTTCATCAGCAAAAACATCAGTGAGACGATACACAGCAGATTCTGCAAACTCTTTTTGTTTCTTTCTGATGTCATCTTCTATCTTTTGCATCTCTTCTTTATTCTTTTCATTATAGTCAAAACAGTCTTCTTTTATCAGTTTACCACTCTCATAATGTTGAACAATAACACCAGTAAAATCGTTCATATAAGAGGCATAAGTATTATGTATAGAACTTGACCAACTACCAAAATCATTTAACCAATTTTTTGTGGAATTGCTTAATGTGTGAGATATATAATATGTACCATCTTTCGTAGCGTTGTCAAACTTTATGTATAGGTCATCATTATCCATCTACTTCTTCCTCAAAATAATCTTTGTCATTACAGTCAATAAACTCAACTTCAATGCCTTGAAAGCAATTTGGATCTTGTTCGAGAAGCGCTTCTGCATTCTCTTCTGTAATCTTAAGCTTGCCACCAATGATGTGATTTTTCATAAAGTTGAGATGCTCGAGTTTAACAGTGTATTCTGGTGTGGCTTCAGAAGCGTCAGACTCGGGAGAGTATAAATCCACCAATTTGCTAATGTCATATCCTCGTGTCACGGCTGACATCGCTTTTAACATATTTTCAATATCTGAATTGTTATAACTCACTGTGCACTCCTATAAATAATATTAACATTGTTTACTCGAACAACACTATCTTTCCGTCAAAAGCATTTGGGCTTTTGTCAAGAATATATTCAGCAAACTCTTCAGTTAGCTTTACTACACTATAAGACTCCAAGCTTCTTAATATCTCTCTTGTAAAAAAGCCTTCTTTAGTTAAGAAATCACCTACGATGTTATTCTCAACTGAGAACAATGTTGTCAAGTCAAACACACCATTAGTTGAAACATATGATATAGCATCAAAAGTGTTTCTAAAGTTCAAATCCTCAATTCTCATCTGCAAGACCTTCTATGTGAGGAATAATTTCTCCTCTACGAACAACTTTTACTTTTGAGCCGATTTCAATTCCTCTTTCAGCAAGCCATTTTGTGTTTGAACAAGAAGCTCTTTTTACAGTAACTCCACACAATTCAACAGGCTCAAGAATTGCTACAGGTGAGAAGTACTTCCCAGACTGAGACCAATCGAAGCCGATGATTGTTGTCACTGCAACATCAAGTTCAAACTTAATTGCACAACTGTTTTTAGGTGTACGATTTTTCAAATCTTCATAATCAATTACTTCAGGCTTTACAACTACACCATCAATATCATATTCTAAGAGATCTCTCCCTTCATATTGTTCTGTTCTGAAAGCAAGAGCTTCTTCGAGAGTTGATATTTTTCTCCAAGCAGGAACTTCAAAGCCTTGGTGAATTAACCAAAGCATTTTCTGTTCTTCACCAGTAATTGTTTTATATCCTGTTTCTTGAACATCATAAGCAACAAAGTTGAGATTTTCGAGTTCGCTTCCGTCAAGATGTTTCATAATCCCTGCAGCAGCATTGCGGCAGTTTTTCATTTTGTCTTTGTACTTATTGTTGAAAGTTGAACGGAACATCAAGATTTCACCACGAATTGAGCCTGTGAAGTCAGGCGCAATTAAAGATACCACATTTTTGATAAGTTTTGCATTTGATGTAATATCATCACCTTCGAAGCCTGTGCCGCGTGTTACAGCTTGAACAAGTTCTCCGTTTACATACTTCAATTCAACACCAGCTCCATCACATTTGGACTCCATAACTTTAACGCCTGGGTGTTTTCTAAACCAGTCTGCAAACTCTTCTTCGTTTTTACATTTTGCAAGAGTTCCTGTAATCAAATCGTGTTTTGCTTTAGCAAAACCTTCAGTATGATCATCATAAGTAACTGTATCAACATAAGTTGGGTCAAGAGTTTTCAATTCATTGACAAGTTGGTCAAACTCTTTGTCTGACATAATAGGATTAGCTTCGCCATAAGCTTTTGAAGCCTCTTCGATTTTTGCTTTCAACTCTTCAAGTCTTGTCATAAGTTGCTCCTTATCAATTCAATTTTACAATAATAATATAAAAGAAATAACAGAAAAGTTCAATTTCTGATGCCATCGAGTTCGCCAAATAAATGTACTACTTTATCAGAATGGCCAATGTCAACTGAAACATCAACTAAATGTTCCATATCAGGAAAAGGGTTAAAGCCTAGTGTTGCAGTGATTTCGATTGTAAAGTCATCAGGAAGATTTTTTGTCAATTCTCTTAACTGACCTAAAGTAAGTCCGTTCATTTTCTACTCCTTAATTGTGATAGAGTTTTCGAGCTACAACAAATGGATTGCCTGTTCTATGACCACGTTTGTTATATTTGTAGGCAATTTCTAGTGCAAAGTCTTTGCCAAGTTCAAGAGGGCCTGACTTTGAAAGAATGCAGTCAAAATAGTTGCTGCAATAGATTGCTTTATCACAAGACATCTTCGCAAGTTTCTCAGCTTCCATTTCTGTCTTTGCGATTACTGTTGATTTTGATTGAAATTCACCAAGCTGTGGATTGTAGCGGGTGTACTGATACTCAAACTGGTACCACTTTTTCTTTGATGCCATTTCAAGGCGGTCAGCTTCTGTCCAGAGATATGCAGGTTTCTTTTCCATATATTGCTCCTTTTATATTATTTACAAAAATAATATAAAAGAAGTTTCTTAAGAGTTCAATTTTTCCAACTTTAATTTTACAAGTTTTTCATAAAGATTCTTGATTTGTTCACCTCTTTCTTTGATTAAACGTCTAGTGTCTTCTAAAACTTCTTTTTGCTGTTTTCTTTGTAGGAGACATAATCTTACATTGGAAATAGACTTTTCAAGAAGCTCAATTTCATTGAGTGACATCTTTTCAACGGGAACTCTCATCATCTTTTTGATGTACATATAATCATATTGTAATTGTGCTTCTGTCTTTGCAAGCTTGCCGTGCTTATTTGCTTTATAACGATTTTTGAGAGAAAGATCGTAGTTTCGCTTGCTTATCAAATCAGCAAGTTTACACTCAAGAGTTCCAATGCAGCCGCTTTCGTAAGCTTGACATTTCTCAAGAGTGTCAAACTCTTTTCCATCTTCAGCAATGTAAATTGTTTTCGTTTCAGTTCTCATATAAAGTCCTCCAACTTACCAAGTGTTCTCTATAATATTTACATTAAGTCCTTCGAAAAATCCAGGAAGAACATCGATGATCGCTCCTGCAACTTGTTCAAAAACATAAATTGGATAACGCAGAAGTTCATCATTATCATAAGCTTCTTTTAAAGAAGTCACATACATTAAAGTAAATCTTAACATATTAGTTTCTGCTGAACGCATATCTCTTCCGTTTTCTTCTAAAAAAACTCTATTGACATCTTCTATAGCGAAGAAAAAACGATTTCTTGAATAAAGTGCAACTTTCTGAATAAATGTTAGATAATATACATTATGATAAACATAAATCTTTTCTTCAATTATTTGAAAAACTTTCTCATATTTTTTAGCGTTGTCATCGAAGTCTTCATAATGCTTTGCCCAAGAATAATTTCGTTCAAATCTTTCCATCGGAGTTAGACTCATTATCGTTCTTGCGCGACTCCTATTCATCTATCTTCACTACTTTCAACATATCAACGCTGTAGCTAGGAAAACCTACTGATGGCATATCACAAGTTGAAAATAATCCTCCAGTTTCTTTTTCATAATCAAAGAATATATTTTTATCAACTGTTTTAATTGTATGTACTTTATCAATGGTCGCCTTACTCCCATTCTTGAGAAACACTTCCACTTTCATAATCTCACCATCCAAGTTTTTTATTAGGATTTGCCGCTCTTACAATGATTACATTAAAAGGGTCAATCCCGCCGTTGATTGTTTCAAGATTTAACTTTTCAACTTTAAAGATACGAGCTGCTGCCCCGCATCCGCTTGCAACAGTGTCACCTATCTCAAGTTCAACACCATAATGATCTTTAAGAATATGCAACTTTTTATACAATTCTTTATCTTTTACAGAAGTCAATGAAGTGTTTAGACTTCGGTAGGTTATCTGGTCAACGCCAATCTCATCTATAATTGCTTGATTTAAAACTAATGTTGCACCTGTGTTATAGTAAAAATCATTCTCTGTTTTATTAAATGAAATAAACTTAGCAGTCAATCTAATCTTGTAAGAGTCATTATCATATGATCTTTTTTCAATCATCTTATAAGTAATATTGAAAAAAGTTCTTCCATATTCACAACCTATGGTGTTTGTTAGTGCTTTAATGTTCTTAAGTCTAGTCACTATTAAGTCAATTTTATTAAAATCTTTTTCTACAAAAAAGAACACTGCTTTACCATAGCGAACTCTTTCACCGTTCACCATTTCAGTTAAAAAAGCATCCCAGTTGCTCTCAACATACTCATACGCATAACTCATATTATAATATTAACCTATCTCCAAAGCAATGTCTCTGGGTGTTCACAAATTCTCTCTGCAGTATGCTCAATAGCAGATTTCCAATCATATGTTTTGTTCTTAATAGCTTTTTTGATTTCTGCGATTTTCTTTGACTTGTCCATTGTCATCTTGCTCCTTTCTTTCATTTCTATATGCATTTAATGACTTCGCAACAACATTACAAACATCATCAAAGTACCATCCGCTGTCAAGCGCATTATAGATTGCATCTTTTAATGATTTCTCGACCGCACCATTCATAGTTTTCCCACCTCATTAAAAATAATATTCTGCTACTTCTTCGCCATCCCAAAGCAACATTGGTCCACAGTAAGATCCTCTGAAAGCACCTGGGATATAAAATCCGCCATCTTTTGAAGACCTAGTCAAAAGTCTTTTTGGAACTAAGCAGTCTTTATTGAGACTTACAACGCCGTAGTCATCCCAGAAGCATTTTCCATTACTCTTTGCTTGTTCTTTTGCATTTAAGAAGTCTTGTTCAGTAGCCTTTTTAGAAAGAACATCAAAACCGTATTCATCACAACATTCTTTGTAAGCTTTTTCAAGTCTTTGTAATGCTTCTTCATCAGGAAGTTTATAACTATATCCTGTACCGCCACCTTCGTGTTCAAAGCGTGTTTGCTTTGAAGGCATCTTCACTATGACAACCGACTTTTTTGAAGTGCCTACCACTTTAAAGAAAGTAGATGAATTGCACCAGTGCTGTACAAGAATTGTTCCAATAGGAATGTCTTCAGGCGAATTAAGTTTTGATATGTCGAGCTTTTCCATAGTTTACTCCTTTTATTGTTTTACAAAAGTAATATAAAAGATTTATTATCAAAGTTCAAATTTCTTTTAAATAATATTCCTTATTATTTTATTATTATTGTTCCAATATAGCTAAAAAAGTCATTTAGACAAAAAATGTCAAAATGTCTAAATGAGAATGTGTTAATATAGTTTTATGGGTAATAATGCATATCATAGAAAAGATGAATTAGAATTTTTTCCAACTCAAGAATGGGTAAAAGAAGCTCTTTACTCAATGATGAGTGGCAAAGAAACTGAAATCCTCGACCCTTGCTGTGGCGATGGCGGACTTGAGTACTTTGATAAATATGAATATAAGTTGATGGACATTGAAGATCGAGGACTTAAAGGAGTTGAACTTTGTGACTTTTTGAAACGCGAGCCAAAAGAAGGCGAGCATTATGACTGTGCAGTTATCAACCCGCCGTTTGGACTTACAGATGAGTTTATCAATCAAGCGTTTAAGTTTACTGATGACATCTACTTGATTGCACCATTCAAGTCAGTGTTTAAGAAATGGAAATCTTCGATAGTTGACTGCATTCTTGACTGGAGAATCCCTTATCAGTGCTTCGGCATTCTAACTTCTGTAGGTTTGATGCATTTAAGAAAAAAGAAACAATTCTCTTTTGGAGCTGTAAAGGACGTTGCTGATGACTTTTGGAAGAAAGAACTGCCTTATGAGAAGAGTTGGAAACAATCATTCTTTCAAGCAGAAAGTGCGCCTAATAAGTGGTTCATTGTGAATCGTTTGACTAAAGCAAGAGTTCAGAGAGGTGAAGAGCTAATTCAAGAAAAAGACATCTATGCGCCTAATGATGATAGAGCTTTTATAGCAGAAAGCGGGAACACGAACACTAAAGCAGGTGACCACATAAAAAGATATATTATGACTTTTGATAGTAAAGAAGACGCTTATGCTTTCCGACAAAAGTACATTGATGATAGTGATTATGTAAGAAACTATTGTTATCGTTATGGTGGGACTTTACTTGATACTCGTAAAATCCCATTGCTTTAAACTGTCATTTCCATCGCTGGTCTAGCACAATTACAAAATGGCTTTGTGTTGTTTGTACAATTTTGACAACATTTAGGGAGATGTGGCTTGTAATCATTTACAAGCCCAAGTTGTTTATCAGTCTGATTGTTCTCTTTAAACCAATCATATACTACTTGATTAAAAACTTCACTACTTGCACCACTGTGCTCAATCAATACTTGTTCTAATGTTTTCATAATTTTATTGGATCTCCTGTCACTATTTCAACTTTATAATTATTTTCTTCAAGATGACTTTTCAAAAAGTTTTGAGCATCTTTATCACCGTGAACCAAAAAGATTTTCTTCAACTTTGATGTGTCAATTTCACTTAACCACTCAGTAATCTCATTATAATCTGCGTGAGCTGAGAAAGCGTTTATCTTATGTACATCTGCCTTAAGTTTATAATCTTTTCCTTCTATAGTTAGTGTTTCTTCTTTATCAAGAATCTTTCTTCCTAAAGTACCTTCACCCATATAGCCGACAATAAGAATTGTGTTTTTAGGATTCTCAACACCTTCCTTAAGATGATTGATGATTCTCCCTGCTTCACACATACCATTTGCAGCAATCACTATAGACGGAGTGTTCGACTTTGCTACAGCTTGACTTTCTCTAAAATCCGAAATAAACTTCAAAGATCTAACACTAAAAGGATTCTTACCTTTGCTAATAAACTCATTTATAATCTTTTCATTAAAACATTCTGGGTGGATGTTGAAAACGCCAGTAGCATTGCTTGCCATAGGAGAGTCAACATAGACAGGAACTCTTGGGATTTCATCTGTTGCCATTAGTCTCTTAATGTAGTAGATGATCTCTTGAGCTCTTTCAACTGCAAAAGAAGGTATGATGACTTTTCCGCCTCGTTTGATTGTTTCATTAATGACTGCTTTCAACTCACCATAACAATGTTCTAATGACTCGTGTTCTCGATTACCATAAGTACTTTCAAGGAAGATGTAGTCAGGCGCAGGCATATCAATATCAGGCTTTCTTGTGATAGGATTTGACTTTCTACCTAAGTCTCCCGTGTAAAGAATGTGAACAGTTTCATCACTCTTTTTAATCAACTTTTGAAAAAAGTTTTTCTTTCTTCCAACTTTTATATCAATCATTGCTGACCCGAGGATGTGGCCCGCATCATACATTGTGTATGTAAGTCTTTCATCGACAACTTTTTCTTTTCTATATGCGTGGCAACGGAAGTGATTTATAGTTTCTATAACATCGCTTTCTTCATATGCAGGTCCTGCTTTTTCATACTTTTGTATCTTTGCAGAGTCAAGCATCACGATGGATGCAAGGTCCCTGGTAGCAGGAGTTGCTCGGATAGTGCCTGTATAGCCATCTCTAATAAGCTTAGGCAACAAGCCACAATGATCATAATGAGCGTGAGTTAGTAAGACTGCTTGGAGTTTGTCAACTGGGAAAGTAAACTCTTTGTTCCTTCGTTGTGCGCTTTCAGCTCCTTGCCAAGCGCCGCAGTCTATCATATATGGAAGTCCGTCTATCTCCAAGATATGTTTAGAACCGGTGACTTCGCCAACGGCTCCAAGGGAGTAAGCAATTATACTCATAAGTCCTCCAGTGCATCAATCATTTCAAGTTTCTTTTGATAAACGCATTCTTTAACTTTTTTGTAATAAGAACGACAGCTTTTCCAAACTTCTTTTTCTGTAGACTCTGAAAAAGCAAATGTTCTTGAAGAAATAATAATATTATCTCTATCTAAAACTGTGACAGCCCACATATTATTTGTCAAGTCTGATATGTAAACTGTCCCTGCTGTATACTTTTTAGAAGTAATAATTCTACCTAAGTCAGCTTCAATCATTCTATCAATTAGTTGGCAATCTTATCCTTCGTTATAGAATCTTTCAAGTCTCTCCACTTCATCAATAATCAACTTACTGATTTTTTCCCAGTCAAGATTACGTTCATCTATCTTAGGTGTACCAATGTTGATGTCATCAACATAACAGCTACAAGGTATCTTACTGTTAGATGAAAACTCAATAGGAAATTGTTGTCTTTTGTTTAAGTTGTTTTTGATTGTCTTCCCGTCTCTCTTTGGTAAGAACACTTCATTCAACTGATAACGACACAAGTAATCTTTTACATATTGCCAATTCTCATCGTTGTCAAGATTTCTTGCTGTATGAATACAAAAGTATATTTGGCTTTCTGGATGTTCAATGTTTCTTTTATGAACAAAGTTATAAAAGTTGATGAAGCCTTCTTGGGGTGGTGGGAAGTTGTTTCCTCCTAAAGGCTCAGTCGTTATAGTTCCGTCAAAGTCAACCCCTACAATGTAAGGCTCATCTTTGTTGTAAAGAGTCATTCTTTTCCTCACTTTTTAGCAATAAGATTTTATTTTCTTTATCAAGTTCATATCCTACAAGTATATGAGTCTCTAAATCTAAGTCAACTTCATAAGTTGCATAGCCTTGATGTGCAATGTCTTGTAGAACGCATATAAGTTCACTAAGTGTCATCTTTTTCATATTAGTATATTAACAAAAAAAACCTCCCGCATTATAGCAGGAGGCTTATGTAATATTTTACAACTTTTATCTATTAAAGATTAGTTACTTGTGAAACGTTCTCGAACATTAGCTCAACAAATTCTGAGAATGGAGTTACTTTTACTTTAACGTAAATTACAAACTTACGAGCTGCTTTTGTAATGTCGTTGTTTACGCCTGCGATATCACAAATTGCTTTTGTCCAAATCTTGTTAGAACCTGTAGTTCTTTTTGCAAGAATTGCTTCAACTTGAGTTTGACGAACTCCCATCCAATAGTCATCGATTGGCTTCTTAATTTGTTGGCGCATAACGTTGTCACGAATGTCTCTTTTAAGAAGAACGAATGACATCACGTGCTCAAGATAAGACCAATCTGTAAGATTGTTTGGATCTTGAGTAGTTTTTGATGATGTCACCATCAAGCCATCATCAGGATTGTATACGATTGGGTTGATGCCTTTTTCGTCCATAATCTTTGTAGCTGTGTCAGAGAAGTTCCAACGAGCTTTAAGAACAGCACGAGGTAATTGACCACCCATATCATTATAGTTGTACCAAGCTGGAGGCCATCCACCCATCTTGAAGTCGTAACTACGAGCACACATCAAACCAACATCACCGATTGGCTTCATCCAGAATGACTTACCTGTGTAAGCGTCATAATATTGGAATTCACCAGCGAATTGTGCAGTTTGTTTAGAACGTCCTGTCACTGTGATTTTGCTTGGGTTAGCAAACTCTGCTTTAGTGATGTTCTTTGGTGAAATTGCAATAGCAAGTTTATGAGTCATAACTAATGATGCGTGTTGTGTATGTACAAACTCTTCACCAGTAGGATCCATAAATATGAATACATCATCATATTGAGAGTCAAATGCTTCAGTCCAACCTTGTTTTACAACCATTTGGAATTCATCGCGCCAAGAACCGCCTGTTGTACCATCTTTGATGTTTTGTTCTACAGCGTGTGTAACATATCTTTGTCCCTTAAGCTTGAGTGTATAAGTTGTAGGAACTAATGTACCAGTTAAGTCATATGTAAGCTTGTCATCAACAATACGAGTACCTGTGTAGATACCGTGTGAGTCAAGGTCTTCGTCGAATGTTTTGTCTGGATGGATTTCAATGAAAGTCATATCATCATCATTCAATACATTTGGCCAATAAATGTTAGCTCCGTATGAGTCTTTTCCTTTTTCATTGAAAGAACCAGTAAACTCACCGCCGTTCATCATTTCACCAGGATAAACTTCCTCAGTAACTTTGAAAGTCATTGTGTTATAGTTGATGTCTTTCTTCAATGGATAGTTTTCATCATCTTCTTTTTCAAATTGGAAGTTGCTTGCAGATACAACATACAAGATTTCGTGGTCGATTTGAAGAGAAGTTGTGTTTGTGTCTGTGATAGATGTAGGCTTTCCATTTGAGTCAATACCGTTTAAGATGTAATCACCGTAGATAAGCAATGACTGTGTTTCATAAGCTTCGCCAACATCAGTACAAGTTTTTGCAAGAGTTGTTAAGCTTGCTTCAGCTTCAGAGTTGTACTGATACAACTTAAGTTTCTTTGAAACAGCTTTTTCTTCCGGCATAATAGGGTCGCTGCCATCGTATGAGATTTCACAGTATAAGAATAAGTTGTCATCATTGTTGAAGTTGATTCCGTTAATCAAGTCGCGGCTAACATCTTTGAGTTTTGGTCCGTAGATTACAGGAACAGCAAGGTCATACAACCATTTGTCATATCCGATAGAAGAAATTGCTACATTTGTTTCAACTTCAGCTGCAGATTTTTGAACAACATATCCGTATGTATAAGGCTTAACATTAAGCAACCAAGTAATACCTTGATAACGATTTACTGGTGATGTATATGTTGAAGCAGTTGTATAAGCTGTTTTATTTCCTGTAGTAGGATCTGTTACGATGAACTCAACATTGAAAAGTTTTTCTTCGTCAAAGTCAGCAGATGCGCTGCTGTCACCTTCTGGAGTAGGATTTGAAACAACAAGTTTGTTTCCACTTTCAAGATAAGCAACAACTTCACTCCATTTAGGTGCTTTGTTTATTCCACCATTAGCAGCCAAGTTTTCAATGTTTGAGAACAAGTCAGTCAATGTTAAAAGTGGTGCATCTGTGTTTTCATATGTGTTAGTTGATGTTGCTTTGATACCAAGATTTTCAAGTTCATTAAGTACTGCTGTTTGAGATGTCAAGCTTGAGTCTGCTAAGATCCAAGAATTACCACCAATGATTACAGAGTATGTACCATCAGCAGCTTTTACCCAAACACCACAGTAGTAGTCTGTGTTAACTTCGCCATCTTCATTTTCAATGTAAAGTTTGTGGTCAGTTTTGTTTACAGAGTAGTAGTATGTACCTTCATTGAATCCTGAAGTTTCATCACCCCAATAGTTGATACCGATCTCTTGAACTGATGCCCATTGTTTAGCTTGAATACCAGTAATGTACAAAGCGATGTTGTCTTTTGTTCCATCGATTTTTCCATTCATAGGGTAGCCGCTTGAACCACCAACGCCTTTAGGATTTACAATAACATTCACATTTGTCTTTTTGTAGCCTTGTGCATCTTCAAACCCAACTTGTACCATTTGTGTGTAGTCGATAACATCTTTACCTGTCACATTGTAGAAGTCAATAAGACCTTTATTTGTGATGTAAGCGCCACCGAAGTATGACGGATACTTTTTAGATGAACCTGCTGGAGCAGAAATATACAATCCATATTCCTGATTGAAAGCTTCAGCTTCATAAAGGTCAGGCCAGTTTGCTGTTGGGACACCAATCATTGCAAAAATTGCAGACATATTACCCTTTTCAAAGTAGTATGGACTTGTTTCCCCTTTGGGACCACGAACTACCATAAAGCCTTTAATAGTTGAGCTCTCTGTTGATACAGAGAAAGAAGAGTCAATATCTACAAAGAGTAAGCGCCAAGAATTTTTTGAACCCATTAAATATCTCCTCATCTAGGCCTATTGACCTAGTATAATTTTTATAAATTAGTTTTGCTTATTGAAAAAGATTTAGATGAAAAATCCGCGAAGAAGTTTCAACTAATTATTTTGGAGATGTTTATATATGATAAGATTAAGAGAAATAGTGGACAGTGAAAGCAGCATATCATCAACAAGATGGGCTTTTGCTATCATCATAATTTTTGATATAATCGTAATCGCATTAAGTTTGGGGGCGTTTATTGTTTCTCATTTTATAAAACAGCCGCTTGATGCATCATTCTTTGGATACGTAGCAACTCTTCTTGGTACATTAACAACTATAATAACCGCAAGTAAAGCGCTCCAAGGATTTGAGCCTAAAAGAGATGAGAAAGAACAACCTAGGAGAGATGATAAAGTACATTATATGAGGGATTCTCATCAATTTGAAAATGAAAGATAAAATAAAAAGGCAGCTTCAAGCTGCCTTATTTTATTTTTTAAGCCTTTTCGTGATAATCCATAGCATCGATTGGTGTAATTGCCATCTTTTGCAGTGCAGCTATACCCATAGCGTGACTTGACAAATCCCAATATCTATTCATAACTCTATCTACAAACACATTACAATCTTCATTCTTATCAAGAGACTGATTCTTTCTGTTCTTGAATCTATTAAGTAGGTCAGGAACTTTGACACAAAAGATTGACATACTATTATTGAAGTAAGCAGGATTTGGATTGAATGTACCAAGAAGTCCAATTTTTCCTTTGTAAGGTCCAAGGTCAATTCCGGTCTCCTCTTCAAACTCTCTAATGGCAGCATTCTTTCTAACTTCTTTAAGAGCATCATCATATCCTACAAGAGGGAGATCCTTCATTTCAGATTCTTCCACTGTACCACAAGGGAACTCAATAGTTTTTGCTTCTGCGCCCCAGCGTGTTTGTTCAACAAAAACACAAACAGGATTTTCTCTTGAACTTGCATCTGCTGCTATCAGCATACACCAATCATTACAATTCAAACCAACAGGCTTAAAGTCGGAGTCTTTAAACTCTTTCTCTACCACAGTGAAGACTGGCGTTTCTAATTTAGAATCTTCTTTAATCTTTATCAACATTCAAGTTCTCCTTAAGTTTGCTAAGCATTCTTCCATCATCAATCTTTTTAAGATTTTTACCAACTTCATCTGTTGCTAACAAACAAGCCATATCATATCTTTCGTTGTAGTTGCAAGCATATATAATGTCACTCAATGCTGGACGCTCAATAGCATCATACTCTGCAACAATTTCTTGATTATGTTTAATAAAGTTTGAAGCATCTAATGAGAAAGTCATTAAACAAAGTGAAAGCATAATGCCAATAAAACAAACAATACATCTTACCACAAAAGATGTCCAATACCAAAGATGTTGCCACCAATCTTCTGCAAGGCCCATAATTGATGCATCACGCAACTTTCTAATGATCCCATAACTACTTACGCCATTAGAACAATAAGCTCTTTCAAGTATGAATGCAATCAAATGGTGAAGACAGATTAAAACTAAACCTGGGGCAAGTAAAATGCAAAATAAACTAATAATAAGACTTGTGTTCATTTACTAATCTCCTTTAGATATACCAATCAGCATCACTAAGATACATATCTAATAATTCTGTTATCAATTTATTTCTAACTTTAGACGCACTTGCTTCTAAAAAGTCGTTTCCAATGTTAAGCTCTTCACAAGGGATTTCTTTCTTGCAGTCTTTATCTGTCCCGCGTTGTACAACCATTAAAGTTGCCATAAGAAGAATGTCTTCATAGCGGAACCAAGTTGAAAAGTTTTCGTATGAGTCTTCTCCTATGATAAGATAGAGCTCTTCATTAGGATATTGTTCTTTAAAGTACTGAACAGTGTTGACTGTTCTCCATTTGCTGTCTTGATTCTTTTCAATAGTACTAATGCAGATGTTAGGTACACCTGAAATCATTTGATTTATGATAGTACATTTTTCATCAAATGTAAAAAGCTTTCTTGAGTCAGGACGATAGTAATCACAAATGGTTGGAACGATGATTACTTTATCCAGCTTTTTTGATGCTTCGACTGCAATCTTCAAATGCCCTTTGTGGAAAGGATCAAATGATCCCCCAAAAATACCAATCTTCATAGTTAATGTCCTCATATATTAAGAGTTGTCGGCAGTCCTCCGAAAGGACTGCCAAACGCGTCATTCTTGTTTACTTTTGAAAGCTTGAATTACATAAGCAATCAAACAAGCAAAATTACTTATGAACAATGATGGCGAACGGGTAATGATCCCTTGCACCATAAACAGGAAGTTACCTACCGTCACAAGTAGTTTGATGCGTTCAGGAACTTTTGAAAAGAGCGATGATACTCTAAACAAAGCCGCAAAACCACCAATAATCTCTGCAAAGATTTTTAACTCCAAAATCTATATCTCCTTCCTTACACTGGAGCGGTAAGCAAAAGATGTACTTTTTTAAATCAATTTGTGAACGGGGCTTCTGCCCCGTTTTTTTATTTGTCGTTCTTCATACGCCAGTCGATTTCTCTGTGTAGTCTTTCGATTGCTTCAGGATTGCGACACATATTCTTTCCAGGCGCATCAGAAAGTTTGGCAAC